GTTGTTTGACGCGTTCAATGCCGCCTTGATGGTCCTCTTTGACCATCCGGTTGTCTATCATCCCTTCTTTTTCGTGGTGTTTTTTCATTGTAATGTCCTTATTGTTAATTGTTATAATAGGCGCTTTCTTGGCCTGCGCGTCTTGTTCGTGTCTTTCGCTACTGGCTTCACAGATTTAGAAACAGACTTAAATGCCTTCTCTGTTACTTTCTCTGAACGACGGTCAAGTGGGTTCTTGTCTTTTTTGCCACAAGGTTTTTTAGTGTCTCTCATAGTGTGTCCTTAATGATTTAAATTACTTTTCCCCAGTTAGGATCGTTTTTCTTATCACTCAATGAATCATCAATTTCTTTAGGATTGGTATGTAATTTAGTTTCGACGTAATTAATCAAGTCAAGGCCAATAATGCGCAGTTCTGCGAGCAGAATGTCTGCGACCTTGGGCTCCAAGTTAATTAGATACTGTTCAAGATGTGGTAATATAACAGCAGTCAATAAACTCATATCAAGTCCCCTTTGATAATCGCCAATCCCTCTGGCTTAAAGTCTTACTGATTTAGTAGGACATGACGATAATAGAAATCATTTGAAAATCCCTTCAAAATTACTATCGTCATGTGTTCATTTTTTCAAACTACTTTTCTTGACTAGTTTGACAATTAAAGCTTTGTCCTCTTTCTCATCAGGATGTTTTACTTTTTTTTTGCATGTTTCTCATGGTGCTTAATCATTTTTTCGTGATGTTTAAGCTCTTTCATGTGGTGCTGGTGCATTTGCCTATGGTGCTTATGCATTTCCTTGTGGCCATCATGTTCGCCTTCATGCTTTTTATGTTCTTCTTTTTTATGGTGCTCTTTTTCGTGATGTTTTTTCACTGTTGTTGTCTCCTTGTGACTTTTCTTAGGAATTTTAGCCCCAGATTTCCGCGCTTCACTTAAACTCGCAGCAATTGCTTGTTTTTTGGGATGGCCAGCGGCTTCCATTTCTGAAATATTTTCACCGATTACTTTACGGCTTTTGCCTTTTTTAAGTGGCATTTATTCGTTCTCCTCTAAGCGCTGCTAAATTTTCTGATAGGGAAAATTCTGTTTTTTCTTTTTTAATGCGCCCATATGTAATGTTTTTACATGCCCTGACTTCTTTATTAGAAAAAGTCCAACATTCGCTAGTATCATCAATAAAAACTACCCAGTATAAATCATTTTCTATCCCGTAATCTATAATTAAATGTGCAATGCCTACGCCTTTGGGTGTTGATAATGGAATTGCGGGGTCTAATTGTAGTATCATAGCTGTTCCTATCTGCAAGAAATATCTTCAATGGCATAGAGCAATTTTTCTAAGCGCTTCTCAATTCCCTCATTACTAGCAGGACAAATAGCATCGATTGCTTCAACGATTTTATCTGAACTATCAGCAATTGTGCTAGTTAACTCTTTTATGGTTTGAGCAAGGTATTCGCATTGTTCATCGTTCATTTTTTCTTGTCCCATACTTTACTGTATAAACCACGACGTTCAGCAGCATTGGCACCGTCCAAATGCTTCCTGACTTGGTTTTCAAGTTGCCTGTCATTCAGTTTATAGGTTTTCTTCAGCTCTTTGAACGTAGCGCTGTGTAAATCATTCCAAGTTACTTTTGTCATTTTCGATTGCTCCTATTTCTAGTTCTAGTTCTTCACGGACAGTCACGCTATTTAAAAAATCATGTAGTGACATAAATTCACTCATAGGTTCTTTTGATAGTTTATCAATTATTTTCATAAAATCAAAAATGTGTATTTTTTGTTCTTGAACGGGCTTTAGGGCACTCAGCTTTTTATGTAATTTCCAGCCAAAAATAATGTTTTCCAATTCTTCATTGGTCTTGTTTCTGGTAAGTTCAAGGCTTTCAGCAATGCCTAATTCGACTATCATGTCGGCAAAATCTTCTGAGATTTCCCTTAGCCTTAAGAGATGGTCTAAATCTGCTAGGCCGTATCGATAAGCGTCTTTGACTGCTTGTTCTACTTTATCTTTTTTTTCTTCGGTCAACATTGTTCGTCAAACTCCTGTCCCAGGAGCTTTGTCCTGACATTCAGACATTTTGTTGCGAGAACAATTAAATTAATATACTGTTGTGGGGGTAAAGTAAGCAGTTTCTCAATGCACTCCTCATGTGAATTGTTGAACAATTCTTTCATATCTGATATTTCCTTAAGAAAGCTTAATGCTTGCTGTAGATAGCCCATATCTAAAAGTAGTCTGCTTTTTTCATCAAGCTCATTAAGTAGTTTTGTTGTCATTGTTCTGAGAGCTCCTGTTGATTATTTTCATCCAGTCCGACACTAATATCTAAACATTTAGTAACAAGATAAACTAAATTTTTAAGATCATTAGGAAGTAAATGCAAAATATCTTGAAGACGCCCATGCGGCCAATTCTTAAATAATTCTTCTGTGCTTTTAATTTGTTTAAGCCAAATTAAAATATTGGCCAAATGACGTGCTTCTTCATATAATCTAGCCCTTCTTTTAAACTCCTCTAGTGGCTCTTGTTCCAGTTGTTCCATTTTTTTCCTTTAGTTTATGATGTGTCTCCAGTGCCTCTTTCACATGACGGTGTTTCATGTCATGGTGTTGCAATTGCAATTCAACTTTTTTCGCAAATTGCTCTGTGAGTGCCTTAATAAGCTGTATATTGCTAGTTTCTTTGCTAATTTGCAAGTCTGCCATCATCTTCTTTTCATCTTGTTGCAGTTTGGCCATATCAATTTGGAAAGACTGTTGGTCTTTTTGTTGTTGCTGTTGTAATTTGGCCGCATCAAGTTGGGCTTTCATTGCGCCTGGGTTTTTCTGTGCTTCTTGCTGCGCCATTTGTTGTGCTTGGGCTTTTTCTTGCTGGTATTGTTGCGTCCATTCTTTCGTGAGTGCCTTCAATTCTTCGATGCCTTTGCCTTCCATATTGTCTAAAATAAAGTTCAAGCCTTTCTCTGCCATAAATTGCGCAAACAGGGGCGACATGCCCATGATTTCTTTGACCATCATAATAGTACGTGATTTTTGTACTTGGAAGCTTGCGCCTGCTTTTAATGCGACATTCAGCACGTTTGAATCAAATTCTATTGGGACGCCTTGTTCTTGGTTTATTCTGACATAGTGGCGTTTGCCATCTTCGTCAATGATTGGGATTGTGCGAGGGGTGACCATGTACTTAGGCATTAGGTCTACGTAGATTTGTGCCAGGCGTTGGAAGCCCTGTAAGCAGCCTACAACGTAAGGCATAGCGGTCGCATTGGATTGGCTTGCACCTTCAACAATCGCAATCCCTGAGAGCTGATTGTTGTTAATGCCTAGGCTTGCGTCATATGAGCCTAGGACATTTTGTATTAATGAATCAGAACTAGTAAATGCTTGGGCAATCTCGGGAGGTGCAGGCACGCGTTGTACTTCACGGATGGGATTGTTAATAGGCACCTCTGGGTTTTCTTCATAGACTGAATTAAAGACAAGTACATTTTGTTTTTGTACGTCTTTGTAGGCTTCTTTATATTCTTCTTCTTTCGGCAATGCTTCTTTTGCCACCATAAATTTATGTTGTACGGTGTTTTCAATTTCATTGGCAAGTGAGATGCCAGCATAGTTTTTGAGCCTTTGTGCGCCTTTCGCGTGATATACATAAGGGCGCGTTATTTGATGTATATTGCCGTTCATTGGCGTTTTAATCATCAATGAGCTGCCGTCTACAAACACGACTGGCAAGAACGCGAAGTCTGTTTCTTCATATTCTAAGACTTGAGTATCGATTAATTTGTAACGGACAATCCTGTCGATAAATGTTTTCCTGGGTTTGCCAACGATAGACGGGGGCACTGTGATGTCGTTCCAAGTGTCTACCATTTTGCGATAATCGGCCTGCGTCATGACGCGGCCATCACGCACTTGTACGATAGTTTCAGGCTTGCGCTTTTTCTCATAATAATTGGCCATCATGATTATTTTGCTATTGTCGTTTTGATAGGACCAGTTAAAACCTGCAAAATCACGACGGTAACTGAGAGAACGGATGTCGACATTAGGGTTTTCTTCTTCAAATTCTTCTTTTTCTTTGGGGAACAATTCAAAACAGAACTTGCCATCGCCTTTGTGTGACAGTCTTGCAAGACTGTCAAAGCCCACCAGTGTCGGTTCGCATTTTTCGAATTTAATCACTTGGTCAACTGACATAGGATGTTCATAGTCTGTGTAGACCTTGACTGCTGAGAAGCCGCCAGACAAGAGGTCTTTGTAGACTTCGTAACGTAGGTGCTCATTGTCAGTGTCCATAAACACGTGTTTTAAATGCTGTTGCACGACTTTAATTGTAATGGGGTCTGATTTGCTCTCATCGTAAGCGCTGACTTCAATGTCAGGCTCTTGTTTTGAGAACTCGCCTAAGAGCCTACTAATATATGCCTCTAAGACATTGAACTCGAGTTGGGGGCGTCCCATTGTCATTAACAATGTGACTTCATCATTCGTCAATGATTGTTCAAAAACGAATTTGCGGAACTCATTGTAACGGTCGTAGTTAGGCTTAAAATAATCGTGCGCGTTCCTGACCGTTTTTTTTATGCGCGCAAGATTATCTTGATAACGTTTCGCAACATCTTTCATTGTGTAGTCCCTTACAATACAAAGCAAGTCCTATGCTTTATTAGTTTATTTATTGTTCTTAAGAGGCATTGTAATAATAAATTTAGTATCTTTATAGATAAACTCGGTTATTCCTCTTAGATACTTTTCAATATCAATATCGATCCCTTTTTCTAACCTTCGCCGATGAGCAGCTACCCAATGTAATATCGGACGTTTCCTTCCTGTTTCAGTCAAAGGAAGTTCTCTAGCATAAAATAAACTTTTTATTTGTTCAGGATAGACGGCAAAAGTCGCTTTGGCTTTACCTTCATTAGCTTGCACATTCCATAGATAACGTCTATCTTGATAAAATTGTATGGTGGCAGAAGCCCATGTGACTACATTATCTTCACAAGTTGTAGTCTCTCCGTTAGGTATATCTTTAAAATGGCTCATACGGCCAGTAACTTGGTCGTACATGGTTGCAAATCTATATACAGGATATATATTTCCTTTTGAATCTATAACAACATAGTCACATGTACCAGAAACATGATTATTGGTATAATCCAAAAAAGCTATGCGATATATTTTTCCTTGTATATCGGTTTTAAAAGGTTTTGGTAAAACTTTTATTCTTTCCATATAATTAACAAATAAATATCCTTCAACATTATTGCCGCTTTCATCACAAGTTTTATCGATACAGAATATAGCATTGTCAGGCCTACCATCATTAATTGCGTCAATAGATTGGATCCGACTTGCTTTGCTAGTATTTTCATTAAACGATTCCATCATAATTCTATCATTTGCTGGGAAATAACAGCCTAAATTTTGAACCCTTTTGATCAAATCGGAAGAAACTCTACATGCTGGCAATATTTTTTTTATAATCTTTGTTTTATTTTCATACATCGCAATTAATGAACGAGTGACTTTATCTTCAAATATCTCGCTTTTCCAATATTTTTGGTCATTTTCAAATAATTTCTTATCATCAAGCATAAGACTTTTCTCTTATATTTATTTTATTCAATAAACTTGATAACTCTAATGTGATTGTACTAAGCTCATTAATATTTTGATTCAAGTGATCGTCAATTTTGTATCTCATGCTTGCAAGTGCTTGGATTAATCCTTGTTTATATTCCGGCATTATATTTTGTGTTAATTCAGCAAATTTTTTTGTTAAGAATCTGTCCAAGTGCCCGTCCATTAATTTTTTATCAACGAAATTGTCGATAAGTTGGGCGTCTATTTTTAATTTTTTATGCAATTCCTGGTTTCTTTTATACAAATATTTGACTAATTTTGAAATTATGACTTCTTCTAGTATTAAACCAATACCGTTAAGCTCTCTTAGTTTTTCATCAAGATAAAGTGCTACTAATTCATCAATTGAATTAATATTATTTACTTCTAATATTTCATATAAATAGTTCGGCAAATGTAGTTTGCTGATACTTATTTTTATTGACTTCTCATCGAGCATAAGCCTTTTTCCTTAGTTGATTAATCCGGTCCTGAGTGCTATACAGCTCTTTTGCGACTTCATTATGATTGGGCGCATTGACTTGTGCCGACACTAATGTCTTGCGAATTAAGGCCATGTCAATAGCATCAGCGGCAGTGTCTGCAATGTCGTCCCAACGGTGCGTTTCATTGGCTGTAATTTTACTCATGTGTTGAACGCATAGCTTAACATGACGCCCTAGTGCGGGGAAAGAGACACGACGCTCAGCTATGTAGGGCTGGATTGCGAGAAAACGGTTCGTTTTGCTTCCTTGTTCTCGGGTGCGAGGTATGTCTATGAGTCTAATTGCTCGTATTTCAGACAATAAACTTAGCAATGTACCGCCAGTTGATTTCTTTTCAATTGCGACCATTTGAGGAGGGACTTTGTACCTCATACATACTGACCAGAACTCTAAAAATGCGCCTTTGAGGTCCTTAGGTTCTACCCTACATTCTAATGTGTCTATCCAGTGCAGGCCGTATTGGCCTGTCTTCATGCCATAAGATTCAATTTCGTAGATCCCCCAGAAACTAAACGCCGTTGCGTCATTATAGCTCTTTGATGTCTCGGCAGTATCGCATGTGATAAAGCTATAGACCACTTGTGGCTCTTCATCAAGCATGACAAACCATTCAGGTTTAAATAGTGCACCGCCTGCGGGTATTGGCCGCTGCTGGTGCTGACTTGCAAATACGTAAGGGTCAGTTTCTTGAAGTTTTAAGAGCTTTTGTAGGGGATAGACTTCAGGATATAACGCATTGCCAGCAACATCGATGCTTTCTAAGATGACTTTTTCCCAATTGTAGCCGTCTCTCTCATCAATTAAATACGCAGCTAGGTCGTCTTCATGGAGACGTTGTCCAATGAAGATTGTGGGTACATTTATGCCCCGTGGACGCTGTTGTATTGTTTCTCGATAGTTGTCTATGACTGACTTTCGAATTGTGTCAGAGTGGACTTCATCCGGTTTATGGGCATCATCTATGATGACTGCACCTGAAAATCTATTGAGCATGGGCAAACCGGCGTCCATTCCTGTAATAGCTGAACCTGAGCCATACGCGCCGACAATGCCACCATGTGTTGTCTGGAACAAGTCTTTGGCCTTAGAATCGTGCCTAATCCTGACGTTAAACAAGTGCTGGTACTGCGGCAATTGCATAATGCGCTTAATCATTTCTGTATGTTTTGCCGCCAATACTTTGGAGTATGAGATGTAAAGAAACCGCGAATCAGGATAAGTGGCCATGACCCATGCTATCCACATTGACAATAGTGTTGATTTACCAGACCCTGGGTGGATGTTGATTAATAGCCGTTGTTGCGGGATTTCAAGCCTAAATGCCCGTGTCAATGCTTCAGATATCGTAATATGGTGCGATATGCGCCCAAGAGGCTGTGAGATGATAAACTCACGGCCGGTCAATATCGGATAAAAGAACTGTGTAAATTCTAATAAACTTGACCTCAGTTTAGACGCAATATCTTCAGTCCTCAGAAGATGCATAAATCCTGTTCCCTGGATATAGTGATTGCTCGTCCTATTTTAATCCATCTCTCGCAATTTGTCACAATCTGTAAAGCATTCTATCAAAGGTACACTATCCGCCTTTGACATTTCCTGGTTTTCCGGATTTTCCGGATTTTCCCTTTTTTCCCTTTTCGGGACAATTTTGGGACAACTCAGTTTGGGACAAAATGTCACGGACTAGAATTTAATGATAGAACATAACCGATTTGGCTTTGTTATAACCGAACAAAATCCATTCGGTTTCGGTCATAGTATGTCAGAACGTTTTCAGTATGAAAAAACAGGATGATATCAGGATGGCATTATTTTGAACTGTCAGGTTTTATCGAACAGTTGGGAATAGTACAGAAAGTACAATAAAGCTGAGGCCGCCGCAGCGACCTCGAATGCCTTTTCTACGCTAAGGTAAATAGGTAAGGGAAACAATAAGCACCACCACGAAGTCAACAAAGCAAGGATTTCAGTTACAATAAAGATAGTGCTTATTGCAAGTTAATATTAGTTGATAAACTTTCATATGTCTATAGCAAATCGATTTCAGCAAGTATTGCGCCTGCTTCCCTGTCTGTCAGCAGTCTTTCAGGCTTGCAACCGAAGTAACATGTCATTCCCTCGACTACACCGTAAAACCTACAAATCGCTGGACGCATGTTATAGATTGTACACTTTTTGTCTTTCAAGGCTTTGCAATCGGGTATGTTGCCGGTGTCTATATTAGAAATGATTTTCTTAACGTCTTTGGGGTCTTTGAAGACATCAGTATGTAGACGTGCTCTGGCACGTTTGCGTTCAATCTTTGAAGCTACAATAATCGTGCAGCCACCATGACAAAGTCCTTTACAATCAATGGTAGGGATTTTCTTATAGATGGCTTCTAGTTTTTTGTATTTGTTTTTCATCGTCTGTTTTACTCATCCGGCGTTTCCTTTCTTAGCTCTGTCAGTTCAGTAAATATTTTCACAAAGCGCTCAGGGTCAACGGGTTTTGTTGCAAGTTCCTCTAATGCCGCACTTACTAAAGCTAAAAAATCATTTCGATGTTTTATCACTGCATTTTTCGAGATAATTAATTTTTTTAGATTATAAATTGTTTTGTGTAATTGGACATTTGCGACTTCTGAATTAAATAATTTAGCTCTAAGTTCAATGTTTTCTACTTCTAATTGTCCTATGGTTTTACTCATAAACATTAGTCACTTCTTTATTTTCTTTTTGCGCAGGGCTAGCTAAACTCACGGCCTTTGTAGCCCACATACATGCTTCCTGCAATCTCAGATATGCTAAATTGCGTTCACGGCCTTCGGGGACCATTAAACACAGCGCCTCAGCCAGAGTTATAAACTCATTTCTGATTGTATAAACAATGTCAACGTTCTCTGATACTAGCATTGTGGGTAAAAAATCTTCTCTAATTGATTTTGGTCTTGTCATTGTAAGTTCCTGCTATTTAAAATGTGGGGTATGATAGCATAAGTGTAAATTATGTGTGAAGATTAATATTAACAGCTCTCTTTGTTCATCGTAATTCAAAAATTATTATGATTTTGGGTCTTTTTATGCAGCTTATTTAAAAAATAAAACATAAGACGAATAGAATAACTTATTGCAATAAGTATTATACAAATAAGCGTTATTAATTTTATAGAAAAAATAGAAGATGTAAAAAATGCATAAAACAATGTCGCAATGCCAGCTAACGCGATTGTTGAAGTAATTATCATTGCTCTATTTCCCACTCGTGATTTGGGTCTGGGACGAAGACCATGCTTATACTTTCATTATAATGCTCATGAGCATGATAATTATATCTTACAATCCAGCCACCAATTACTTTTACTCGAAATGTAGTAGCATCATTGCCGTCATAATATAGCGGCTCCCATTCAAATTCCATCTTGCCACAAAACTTTCTAATTACATCTTCTATACTCATGATGCTTTCCTGTTTTTTTCATCCATTTCTGCATAACGTTTTTTGACATCGTCATCTAATTCGTTGTTAGGAAGTTCTTGTGATTTTGCTTCGCCGAATTTTTTCGGAAGTAGTTTTGACGCGTGCCATTTCATTGTATCAACTTTTAATTTTAATAATGGAACATCGATTTTTATGCTGCCATCTTCATTTTTTGTTTTGTGTGATTCATCGACCATTGTTTGCATTGCATCGACCAAAACTTCCGCTTGACTTTCTTTAGCTTTATGATATTTGTCATAAAAATCTGGGTATTGTCGTAACCATAAAAATATATGTTGTCGTGCTGGCCAGTGTGAATTGTATTGACAAAGATGCGCAAGCCCTTTTTCAGAAGATGCTATTGCCGTGCAAATTTCGTCTGCTAGTTCGGGACTATAAATAGTCGGGCGTCCTTTTTTTTCATGGGGTGTAGTTTTACGCTTAGTCATTCCGTGACCTCACTCCTAAACTTTATTGTAAGTTTCATTAAATAATTTAATCGCTTTTTCACGCGTCAATTTCGGATCTGTTTTCATCAAGTTTTTTATTGCTTTTTGATATGCGGCACTTTTGCGATCAATCTTATCTAATGATGGTGCTTTTTTTTCAGCAACTGCGTCATCGCAATCACAATAGATAAGCATCATGCCTGTCCCGAGATATTGTCCTGTGCCGCCGCATTTAATGCAAAGTTTGCTCATAAAACCCTTGATAGTGTAATCCTCAGCGTAAATTAAACCAAAAACTATACTAAAAGCCAAGGTATTTTCGATTTCGATACGCAAAAGGTAAGATTATTAATTATTTTGCAAAGATAGCTTGACATATGCTGGATAAGCATGCATAATGCAATTGTTTTCTGATAACACAATAACTAAAGGGGAAAAGCATGAACACGACTAAATATAAAGATATTTCAATCTTCAGAGGGATTAAGCAATGGTTCGATGAAAAAGGTAATGAATATCGTGCTGAGCGTGATACTTGGAATGCAATTTGGCGTATTTATATTAGGTCAAAAAATAATGATTCATTTCTATATCATACAACAATACGCGCTCCCAAAAGAGCAAGTTGCGATCGATTAATGAATGAATTATAACCTAAAACTGATTTATCACAATATTTGAATAACTAAAGGGGAATTTAATGACAGAACTAAGAAAATATTTGAAAGACGAAATGATCGCAATTATAGGCGAAAATGAGCTAAAACTAGCTAATTGCGAAACGCCAGATTATCAAACATTTTTTAACGATAATGGATTTGAAAAACCTTGCATAGAGGAGGAATCATATGACGAAAGCTCGTCAGAATATTATCAAGAAGTTTGGTACGCGCGGCATGAGTTAGAAGATAACGAAAATTACTACGTGATAATAGTATGTTACGTAATTAAAGATAACAACTTGGATTGGGATAATTTAGAACCTGATTATTACCATATTAGATAATTTAAACACAAAAATAAAAGGACTTAATTACATGAAAATTATATTTTATCGAGTAAAAATTGAATGGGACGATAGAGTGGCCTATGGATATTATTCCTCGCTAGCAATTGCTAAAAGAGATTTTAAACAACATCACCAAGACAATATAAAATCTCCATGGAAAGCCACTATTAATGGTATCAATAGCAATTTGCAAATAGTAAAAAGCTGGATAAAAACTAACGACAAAATTTATTGGTCACAATATAAAAAGGAGAATTAACATGGTAATTTTCACAGATTTAACAGACACTACTTTTCTGTTTCACTGCGAATATATCGGAGATAAGTCTAGCAATTGGGACTATGATTTCCACATTAGAAGTTGTGGTGAAGAACACATAAAAAGCTTAGATGAACTCGACCTTTTGCAACTCAAGCAAAACTGTCAAAACATTTTAAAAGCGATTAGTAATTCTCAAGGAGGGTATTAAAATGAACTCACAACTAAATCTTGTAGGCTGGCATGGAGACGAAGACTTGTGTTATGGTGACTGTGGTTCTTGCAGGGATTGCGAAGAACAACACGAAATGCGTATAGACAGTCTTATTTCACAATTAATTTTAACAACAAAGGAAGTTGACTATGACTATCAGTAACTTTGACACTGCTCGAGAGCTCATCCCAATTTTGTGGGAACTCACTAAGAAAGAAAAACGTTGTTCATTCAACATTTCTACCAGCAATAACGAAATCAGCATTGGTGTTTTTGTTGGAAAGAAAAGTAAATTGTTTTGCAGAAATTCTAAACTAATGTTAATGCGTGAATTGCATCATTTCATCGAAGACTGTAAGTCTTATTTCAAGCTTTAGAGACAGGGAGCAATTAGCTCCCTGTCTTCGTAACTTAACTAAAATACAGGATATCAAAAAGGAACAAAAGGACGTAGAAAACAGTACCGCCCTCTCACATCAGGAGTCAGCCCCTATTCTCTAATCCTCGTAAAAGCAAGCGACTTAAAGACATCAGGGCTTAAATAAATATTACGCTCTTATTTTCCCCGACGCAAGAATAATCTACGAACCGTGATGGCCTATGGCTTTCATGCTCTAAATACTGAAATGATTGCTTGTCATACCAAAACGACAATGTCCCTTCCCAATCACCATTGCGTTGCTTATCGCATTTCCAAAAACAATCAGGCATTTTTATTTTCTCAAGTTCTTTTTCTGTTAAGAAATAGCCTTCACTGCGTTTGTGTAAACACCGTTCTTTTTCTTTGTTGCGCCAGATGCTGAAACAATTGTCTGCCAAATCTGATATCGCGCCTGTGCCTTTCATGTCCAGTTTACCAGGGGAGCTGCTTTCATCAGCCCCCTTTCTGGGATGTGACACTATGTGTACCTGGCAGTTGTACTGGTTTTTAAAATCACATACTTGTTCAATGAATGATTTTTGCGCTTTGTAGTCATCTTCTGCAATATCAAGTTTCATCATCGAATCGATTACAAACACGTCAACTCCGTATCTCTGCCTGGCATAAGTAAACACTTCCAGCAATCGTTTGCTTTTCGCAGTCCCCAACAAATCAAAAACCCACAATTTGTCATTGTACCATTGCAGCACAGCGGCGATGTACTCTAGTGACGGCAATGCAAGTGCTGTGGTCTGTCGGATTAATCTCATACAAAACATTTCAGGCTTGAGCTCAAGGCTCGCGATACAGACCTTTGCCGCCTGTTTCATCATCCCCAACAATACATGCCCTAGGAACTGGCTTTTGCCGTGTCCGTTGATCCCAGTCCAAATATTCAATTCTGACGGCCTAAATAAGACCTTGGCGGCACTTTTAGTCCAGGGGGCTTGATAACCTATCTCCTTGCCTCCAGGAGGGTAAAATTTGGCGTTAATTTTGTCCTGAAGCGACTTGGGTCTTTTTAGCTCAGCAGGGTCTAGTGTGTCAGCATTTTGAAAACATGCCATGATGGTCTGCTTGCTGATCCCTTTTTTCAAACACTCGTTTGCATCTTTTTCCGGCAAATGTACAATAGCACATCGGTGTGACCCTAACCTCTCCGCGAGTTCAGGGATACATTTTTGCCCTTCATGGTCATTATCGAAGCACAGTAAGATTTCATCAAACAGCGCTAAGCGTTCATGCTCATGTTCAATCCAGGAGAGCTTTTTGCCCGAACCTGCCCCATAGGGGACTGACAAGGCCGTAATCCCGTATTGGTGCAATGTCATGGCGTCAATCTCGCCCTCGCAAATAGTGATTTGTCTTGCATTGCTGGGCACCAAGTGCCAGCCGAACAAGCAAGGCTCACAGTCTTTTTCAGCGAAGACCACTTTTTTGCCGTCATCACGATGTAAGTCCAGGTATTTTACAAAAACGACCTTGCCCTCACGGATGTAAGGAAAAACAATGAGCGTGTTCTGTTGGCTGATTCGAAACTTCTCAATGGTTTCCCTGGTCAATTTGCGTTCATTGGTCAAATAGGCCATCACTGGTGACTGTGGTACTACCACGGGCATGTTCTGTTTTTTGGCCAGCGTGAATGTTTTTTGTCTTTGCGGTTCGAATTTCGGGGCAGCTATCCCGAGGAAGGAAAGTGCCTCTTTGACCGTAGAGCCAAAATCAAGCCCGTGACGCGACGACCACAAATCCAGTAGGTCTCCACTACCCCCAGAGGCGAAGTCGGCCCACAGACCAGATTTGGAGCCTTCAACGCGAATTTTAAGGGACTTGCCCTGGTCACCTTCCACATTTCCGACACACCACTCGTTTCCTTCACGTTTTCCGTGTGGGTAGAGGTGCTGCGCGACGTCGAGCGCGCGGGCGGCCAGGAGCTGTGATATCTCCTTTGCGGTCTTCAGCATGGTAGCTCCCAGTAAACATTACCGTCCATGTCCTCGTACAGTGCCGTAGAAGGGTCTCTACCCAGCGGGGCTGTGCTTGCTCCCCTGGCTGCGGAGGCGCAAGCCTGGAGCGGCCAGCTTTGGAGTTGCTCTATGCCAGCACATTCACCCATGTCCTCAGTGGAATTATTGACGGGATTTTTTAAATTCTCCCCGTCCCCTTTTTTGAAGAAGGGGACTATAGGGGAAGTAGTATTATCTTTTATTTTTTTCTTTCTTTTATTTCTTGGGGATCTCGGGACCATCTGCTGATAAACAGGGTACCTGGATGAACGGGGGTTTACTTGGCATTTGTCAAGCTCAAAAACACTGGTTTCTTGTCCAGATACACTGTTTGCGGGCATGTGGGTTTCTTCGGTGGGTTTTTCTTTATTTTCAATAGGTTGAGGTTCAGGGTATAAAACGGATTCCCATTTAACAATCAGTCCTTTTTTATTCTTAATAGCAAATCTTTTTAACAATCCCAATTCTCTTAATTCTTTAAGACGATCGCGAATATAGTTCTTTCCTTTGCCAAAACGTCGCATTAACTCAGTTTCAGAAATTGTCCAAGATGGCGGTTTTGATGACAGGTAAACATAGAGACCTAATGTAAAGCCGTCTTTGATGAGTTCTAAGGTCTTGTTAAGATTGCGGGTATAAGCAGGTACAATATGATGTAAATTATTTGATGCAATTTTAATAATAGCCATGTATAATACTACTCTGTATGGACACATTACCTAACTAATCACCAAAATAATGTGTGCGGTTGTTGGAGCTTGAATGGCAACTTTGGTCGGGAGACATTCAGCCAGTTTCTTATAGTGGGCAGGGTACAGGATGCTACCCTGCTACTAGATTTCAGATTATGCCTTAATCATTGCATCGTGTCACTTGTAAATTTATAATAAAAATCAAATAATTTTAGCGTATCATTACGATACTCAGATGTTATCTCAGTGCGATGATCATCATGTGTTCGATGTAACACACCCATTAGCCCTAGATAATTCAATCCTTGATAAAAAGATGGACATTGGTCTTCGTCCTTACTCATGACAATGTCGGCACATTCTAAGAGTTCCATATAGAGCCCTTCTTCAAATTCAGTAATGTCCCGCATAAAATTCCCCATACACGTAGGACAAATCATCCCTTTAAAATAATCATTAAGCGCTTTACAGAGACGCTCAATTGATGCTGGCCTAATCTCTAACATACTCATTTTTCCTTTCGAGGTGGGTATTTTTGAAAATCATAAAACGCCATTTTTGAATTTTTGAATATTGCTGTATGTAACCGGTCAAATAATTCAAGTTGTTCGATTTTATCGTCCCTATTGTTTACTGAAATACTGCCTAAAATATTAACAACAACGTTGCCCATTACTGATGCGACGAGTTCTAACATATTTAGTTCATACAATGGATTGTCGGTAATGTCCTTTTCCCATTTTTCCTTTAAGTCGACGATTTCCGTAATAATGTCTCGCATGGTGGTACACGACCTGTCCATGATTTTACCGACTATTTGATGCTTCTCGCTGTCTTGGAAGTGTTCATTGCCTATATTGATCATGAGTTGTTGTCCTTCTGTTTTATTGCCAAAATTCTAGGGATTTCTGTTGTGAAATGTTTTAAAAAGTGGTCTACTAGTTCTTTTTTAAGTGTATCTGGAGCAGTATTTTTTAAGCCTTTTTGTAATGTTGTATTTAATACTGAGGCAGTGATAGACGAGAATAGCATAATCTCTATATCGAGCACTTCTTCGAGCCCCATATCTTCTGTATCATTCCCATATTTAAGGCCATAAACAGTTACGATGCTGTTCATAATTTTATTAGAAATATCAAAAATTATTTGGCCAATTTGTTCTATGGCTTTATCGCGATTGTTTTGATTAGTCATTAGGCTTCCCCTCCTTTTTAGAATTGACTAATATTACATGATGGAATATTTCTTCTGATTTTTTATAGATGCGATCGTTTACGTATTTAAACATTTTTGTGTGTAAGCCTAAATCATATTGTTCCATAGACAGGAGCCCTTTCGCGAGAATATTTGCTATTAAATTGCTAAAAACAGTAATTAAAACATCCGATATATCGAGCTTATTAATAAGACTGTCATCATATATTTCGGTAATGTTTGTAAGATGACCGAACGTCTTCATAGTATGGTTGATTAAGTTAGTCATGATGAGATCAAAATTTTTAACGCCTTCGTCTTCTTTCAATTTTGCATCATTGGTGTGATAGTTTGCCATTAGATCCTGTCCTTTTCTTTTTTATTTTCCATATATAATAAGTCATAGACCTGGCGGGACTTTTCGTTAATGTTCCTATGGAAAAATTCTAGGATTTTTTGTTGTTTCTCAATTGTGAACTCTTGAGGTGCGTTTATTATCTGAAAACTGACATTTGCCAATACATTTGCAAATAAGGACGTAAGCAAATCAGTCATTTGTATATCGGCAATTTCGGGGTCTTCGGTTATTAATTGAAATATTTTAAAAAGTAAATTCCTAAAAATATCGATAGTGTTTCGCAGTAAATCTGTTATTTCTTGTTTAACTTTATTATCGGTATTATCAAGTCTGATAGAGTGTTCTTTATTCATCGTAAATTTCCTTTAATTATATTGCCCATTAAACCTGCTCTTTACATAGTTAGAAAAGATATCATTAACCGTTTTATGGAACAGTCCCATTGTATCTTCATAAAAAACGGTCAAATCAGAAGGTTGCACCAACTGGTCAAAATCCACCATCTTAAAAAAAAGATTAATGTATAAATTTGTCGTGACGGCGATAAACACATTGAACGTCCGTAGTTGCGCATCGTCTGTATCATAATTGGGAAAGTCCTTTTCAGTATGACTGGCAGCTTCCACTTTTTGCATCGTGTAATATGCCTCCTTTACGAGGACAGCAAGTGCTTCCTTAATGTCTTGAAACGATTCATTATCATCGTTGAGGTCTTTTATTATGGTTTGCATTAGGCGTTTTCCTTGTTTTTTATAAGGTGTTGTAATAGTTTTTGAGTTGACTCAGTATGATGTTGAAGTACTTCATCAAAACATTCTGACAGCCATTTAAGTGAAGTATGTTCATCAAAATCTATCATTGTCATAAAAAGATTAACGAACAAATTGGTCATTATAAATGAAAATACACCGACTGTAGGAAGCGATTTGCCCTCATCATTTTGCAAATTAGGATCGCTATCGGACAAGTGTTTAATTTGCTTCATCGCATAAATTGAATCTTCAACAAGCGAAGCAATCACTTTATTACAACGTTTAACTGACGGTGGAAGTTCTCCATTATTAACAAATATCTTGTGTGTCATAAATCTCCTTTAGTTAAAATTGAAATTGTTATTAAAACCCCACACTGGACAACAGCCCAAAGCCAAAGCCAATAAGCATGCCCTCATAAATAGAAAATTCAACATTAAAATGTTTCATCAATGTAAAATAAACACTATAAAATCCAAGTAGTCTTAAAAATGCAGTACTAATACCACTCATTAATAAAAAATTGATGATTCTATATCGTCTGTTTTTTAGATATCGGTACATTGGCTTTGCTCCTTATTAATTATTGTCCGTGTCTTATCGATTGCTTCTAATTGTTCTTTTTGTATCTTAATCAAATCTTCATTGGTCCTACCCAGCAAAAAATCGGTACTGACATCTAATGCGTCGGCCAATTTTACTAAATTGCCAAGGCATGGCTGTCTTGCTTCATTAATACTTTCAAAATGGGAAATAGTAGTTTTGTTCCTACCTATTTTGCAAGCTAATTGTGTTTGGGTCAGCCCTCGCATTACGCGGGCTGTCCTTAGCCTCTCTGCAAACCCTCTATTATTCGGTCTCACCATGTTTACGTCTCCCTCTTGTTTCTTTTACTAAGTCCGCTTTTAACTTTCCCTTGGTCAATATTTCCAATTCACATTGCCGCCCATAAGGGACTTCGTCATTGTCTTTCCATTGTGAGACTGCCTCACGCCCAATATTAAGCGCCCTTGCGATATTAGACATTTTGTAATCAAAATGCACCATTACTTCACTAAACTTCATAAACTACCTCTTTTTGCAAAACTAACTTGACAAATGATAGTTGACCTTACATAATGTGTCAATGCTTAATTACTTAAGCAGCACGGAGGGAATTATGAAAAGTGGACTTTCATATTTTAATATACGACTAGATAATTGGAGATTTTATGTTGACTGATAAACAACTCAAAGACCGTCAATTAGGCATTGGCGGCTCGGACATTCCTATTATTATGGGACTGTCTAACTACAAAACGCCTTATCAATTGTATCTCGAGAAAATAGGCGCGCTAGCGTCAAAAGACGAGATGTCAGAAGCGCAATACTGGGGGCACAAACAAGAGCCGATGCTTCGTGAAGAGTTTGCACTGAAGAACAGCGTTGCAGTAGAACTTCGCGATTCTGCGGTACATCCCGAACACAGCTTTTTACGCGGTAATCTTGATGGCTTTATTCCTGAATGGAACGCAGTACTTGAAATCAAGACGGCATCAGCTTTTATGGAAAGCCAATTAAGAGAAGACGACCCAGGGCCGTTGCTCTACCAATACTTATTACAGGTAGCACATTATTGCATTATCACCAATGCAGACTGTGCCTACATCGCAGTATTGATTGGGGGCAACCAGTACCGGCAATTCAAATATGAACGCAACACAGAACTCGAACAAGGGCTTATTGCGGCGGCAACTAAATTCTGGGACGGTGTTACCAAGAAGATACCACCTCAGCCTATCAACCAGTTTGATTTGCGGCTGATGTTCCCAAAACACAGCCCAGACAAGGTCATGGCGGCAGCCCCACCAGTACTGGAACAGTTAAGCAACCTAAGCGAAACACGGTTCCAAATCAAAAAGCTCAATGAGATTGAAGAGCAACATAAGTTTAATATCATGCAGTTCATGCAAGATGCGGAGTGCTTAGTCGATGCAACAGGTAACCCGATTGTTTCCTGGAAAGCAGACAAGCGTGGTAGTAGACGGTTTTTATTAAAAGGGGAGCGATAATGAGCGTAGTGAAATTTCCAGGTAAAGGCCATCACCATGACGATGACATGTGCCCAACTTGCACTTGTAAATACCAGTACAGATTACAACAACATATTAAAACTAAAAAATGGGGATTTCAAATAGCAGAAAACCTCGGAGAGGAACTAGACATTATATATGGAATGGAACCATTCAATACTGAAGAAGAGGCCGAAGCCGCAGCTAAAGGTTTTCTTGAAGCATTACATTTTATAGAGGAACAACAATGAGTACAAATTTAAGAGACCTTGGTTTTGAAAGCAATAACGATAACGAGCCATCAATGCTCCAAGTCGCTGAGAACCGCGCAATGCACGAAGTACAAGCGGCCTATGTCATCGCTAAAAAATTCCCACGGGACGAGAAAAAAAGTTATTTAAATATTATTAAAGCTTGCAAAAGGCCATCGCTAGCAGAACAAGCGTTATATGCTTACAAAAGAGGAAGCGCCATTGTGGAAGGCGCTTCTATTCGACTTGCTGAAACTATAGCGCAATCATGGGGCAATATTGATTTCGGTATAAGGGAACTCTCACAGAACGATGGTATTTCAATCGCAGAAGCTTATGCAATCGATTTAGAAACCAATATGCGCGTCACTAAAGTATTTCACGTGCCTCATGTGCGATATACCAAGACCTATACGGCCAATTTGACTGATCCACGGGACATTTATGAATTGGTGGCCAACAATGGTGCGAGAAGATTGCGGGCCTGTATCTTGGCCGTAATCCCAGGCGACATTATAGAAGCGGCAGTCGATGAATGTAAAAATACATTAAAAACGAGTAATGTCAAAATCTCTACTCAAATGAAAACATTGACTCTGGCTTTTGAACAATTTGGAGTGACAAAAGCTAATCTTGAAAAAAGATTAGGGCACCCAATAGAACGGACTGTTCCAGAAGAAATAGCCACCTTAAGGGGCATTTACAAATCAATCAAAGACGGCATCGCCGACAAATCAGATTTTTTTGATAGTGGCACACCTATTATAAAACTAACAGCAGCAACAAAAGAAGAAAAGCTCAACCAATTATTAGGCATGGGACAAGGACATCTCACTAATAAGGGACCAGCCAGCGACACTCTTGAAGTGATGGAACACACTAAAAATGATACTAGCGAACCAACCAGCAATGACGATGACATCAACCATGAACTCTTGGAGATAATAGAATGATAAACACAGCAATACTACTAGGACGTGTAGGCAAAAAAGAAACGAAGCCATTAAAAAGCGGCACAGGGCAATATACATTGCTCTCCGTCGCTACGACTAAATACATAAAGGACGCACAAGGCGGCGGTAAAGAGGAAACTACCTGGCACAATTGTACTTGTTTTGCGAAGATTTCAGATTATGCCGACAAATTCATTAATGTGGGTGACGTGGTCTTTATCGAAGGTGACATCATGAACCGCAAAGTGCAGCAGCAAGACAGGGAAGTGTACCTGTACTCAGTACATATCAATAAGCTGAAATTAGTGCCTAATGCGAACAAGGATTATACCAAAAAGGCCGATTACCAAAACAACCGGCAGAATTATAGCCAGAGCAACCAGGGGAACTTTGGGGCGCAGGGGAGTTTCCCTAATTCGGCAAACCAGGGGGCACAACCATCAGGCAATAATTTTTATAACGATGATATTCCATTTTAGCGTAGCCCATTGTATGATTGGTCGCTGTTGCTAATATGGCTTGTGTGATAATTGTTATAATGGCAATTTCCAAATACAGGCAGGCACGTGTTAGCAACAGCCTTACCCAATCTCACAATACCATGATATCACCTTAATTGTTTCATCTATGGACCAGCAGACCGCTGTAAAATAGCCCTGCTGGCGCATATCATCAATAAAGGTTTGTTGTTCGCTGCTGACTTTACCATTAGCGCTTTTAAGTTCAATCCAGGCGCCTAAGAACCCTCTACGCCCCATTGCTATAAACAAGTCACTAACACCTGCCCTCATGCCGAGGTCTTTCAGCAGGCCACCAAATCGCTTGGTACGCTTGCCTTCATTGGGGAAATGCAACACCAGCCCCCGCAGTACAGGTTGCGCCCTACACCACTCTATGACTGTCCTATGGATAGATTCTTCTGCTAGTGTCCCTGACTTAAGTACCTTGGTACGACGCACGTTTGAGCCATCCTTTTAAAAAGACTTCAAGCCTTGGGTGTTGTTCTACTAGCATCTTGTAAAAAGCAATCTGGTTCGTTGTAATGATGGCCATCAAGCGTTCCTGTTTCCCTGCTAAGTACATTCTATTTAGCACACGTAATGTCTTGCTGCCCATGACACCGTCCACTATCAATGATTCGCCCATGGCATTACAGCTACGCTGTACGATTTTATGTGCCTCCATTGCGCCCATGTTCACGGCCATATCAAATATTTTGCTGGCCAATTGTGATGAGATAATGGAATAGTAGTTGTATTTATACCACCAGTATTTTTTGTAAATCTTCTTGGCGGCTTCTACTGTCATAGTATGATCGGGATCGTCATAGTCCGTGTCTTCGAGAAATCGCAGTGATATGCCATATTGGGTCACGCCAGCAAGATCGTTAGGATTGTCTTCGGTCTTGCCTTCGTGTTTTAGGACATCGTTGACGGCGACATCGAAACGTTGGTCTGGTGTTAATAGTGCATTGTTGGTAGTCATCTATATGTCCTATACAAAGTAAAACCCTGATCCTAAAAATTCATACGCTGTACCTGTCGCGAATGATGTAGTAGTAAGTGTTGCAAATGCTTTGCCACTACCACCTTCAACAAAAAACGAGTTAGTAGAGCCGGAATGTATCTCACCTGCCAAATAGGTATAACCACTGGTAAATGTAAAATTAGTGTTATTGCTGAGCATTGTATAAAATGAATAACCATTGCTCGCATTAGCACTCACAGGGAAGCTTGAAATCAATGCCGAACCTGATGACGTGGTAAAAGTAGGTGTGAAAGCGAGATCGAAATTAAAAAATACAATATTGCCTATCTGAAGGTAATTGCCTTGTTGGGTCACATAAGCGACCGATAGGTTCCCAACTGTCGCAAATGAAAACGTAGGCGTCCAGGACGTTTCGGTAATGCCAAACACAACTGTGCCGTTTGCATCAGGAAATGTGACGGTCCTGGCGGCCGCAGTGTTTGAAAAGCTAAACAAAGTAGAATGTTGTAACGCAGTCCCGTTATAGACAGCTAAAGGTTGTGTTCCCCCTACACCACCTTTTATTGCGACAACAGAGGAGCCTTTGGCATTTAGGCCTAATGCAATATTAGTATCACTACCAGCAGCTTCAATGTCCAACTCCGCAGTAGTAGGAGAATTTAATATCTGTACATAATTCACGGCAGACGCTTGCGGGGACAAACTCAGAATAACATTACCATTCGTGTCCAATATTCCATTGGTTGTATTGAGTTGTACGGTATTAAATTGTACTGCACTTGTGGTGGCAATCGATTGTGGTAAGCTCAATGTCACAGCACCAGTCGATGCAGAAGCAATCACCTGGTTAGCAGTACCTGTAATCGAGTTCACTCCTGCGACCGTCGCATTATAATCACTGGTCCAAGAGGCGGCCGTCGTGCCTGAAGTCAAAATACAGGTAAATACAGCAACAGTGCTTGCGGCCATCGCCACAATATTATTGAGCCCTGATGATTGTACGGTCACCACACCACTGGAATTGTTAGCAATATAGAACGACTGTCCCAATACTAATGTGGACGTTACAGGCAAAACGACGGTCTGTGTGGTAGAACCAGTAAAATATTGTAGGTGTGTACTCCCTACAGTCAACGTAGTGGTACCTGCCGCTGTTGCTGTCGTTGTATAAGCGTCAATATGATTATTGGCCGTCAAGTTCTTGTTCGCGTCCCAACCGGCAAACGCAGTCGCCGCAGGGACTACGGTCACAGATGTGACCTGCGTCCCGCCGTCAACTATTGGTAATGGTGTTGTGGAGTTTGCATTAATCGCATTATTGGTAGCCATAATTGTTCCCTCATTACACTATTGTAAAGTTACCTACTGATGACACGACTACCCAAGTAGTATTGGCCGTAATACAACGCAATCGAATGCAGTCGTATTGCAAAGTAGATGACACACTACCGGTAGTGGTTGTGGTGGGCAAATTACCGAAATGGATGCTTTGTCCAGACGCCTGTACAATAGTATAAAGCCCAGAGCCTTTACCATTGATTTCTACAAAGTCACCAATCGATGCAGTTGCAGGTAAGGTAAACGTCACAAGAGATGCCCCGTCATCTGAGGTATAACCGGTGTTGACGGCCATTGTGACTGATGCGGTGGTCTGGTCTACCCATCCCCCACTACCCGAACCAGAAATTGTGATGCTGCCCGCGCCATTGGTAATTGCGATACCAACGCCTGCGGTCAATGTCGCTGCCACTGGATTAACACCAGTAGAACCTATAAATGTTTGCCCATTTGCTGTTAGCTCAGGGGTATTTGTTGCATTATTTGTTGCCATAGTAGTAAGTCCTTATACTAATGTTATGTTTCCTATTGATCCCACTACGTTCCATGTAGTGTTAGCTGTGACACACAGCAATTTGATGTAATCGTATTGATTAGCGGAGGCGACACTACCTGTAGTAGTCGTGGTAGCTAATGCCCCAAAATGTATTTGTTGCCCGCTGTTCTGTGTCACCTTCCAGCCCCCTGATGAAAACCCTGAGATTTCAATAGTCGTCCCAAAGGCCGCAGTCGTTGGTAAGGTAAAGGTAATGAGGCTAGCGCCGTTGTTGACCACGTATTTCATGTCGGGCACTATTGTGATATTGCTGGTAGTGGCGTTTGTCCAATTGCTTTGTGAGCTAATACATTGTTGCCAGACGGCCGTACTCGCGGTGCCTGATGTGGTACAGACCCATAAGACATCATCAACTGAGTCCCAAAGGAGTTGGTAAACAGTACCGGCAACAAACCCGTTAGGGTTGCCAGGATAGGTCAACACGATGGTCCCTTGAAACAAGTTGTAAACTTGCTGCAATGTCTCTTGTACAGACGTACCGAGTACGCTCGGACTAACATAGCCCTGTACTGCATAGATTATGTCTTGCATGGTCGCTGCCGATACTGTCGGCAGCGATGTAATCATCTCTTCAACGGCCATCTTTAAGATCCTTTTAAAGTTTGGTTGATGTTATTGTCGTAACGATACGTTATAAAAACTGACGGAAATATCACAGGTCGTGTTGGGCGTAATAAAACTAATGACGTCCGCGGCATAGACCAAACGCCTATATTCAATCGTACCTGCAATCAATTCAGATTTCGCAGAAGCGAACGTGCCTCCCGCAGGGACGGCCGCAGTCGTAGTACGTGATGTCCAGCACCAACCATTCGGTTGTACGCGGACATACATGATCCAAACAGGGTAATTTGAGGGTATCGTAATTGATTCAGCAGCACCGGCCGCTAATGTCGCAGTATAGATATCAGTAGGATATTGGGGCGCATAGGCATTATAGCCCTGCATGTCGCGCCCGAACGATAATTCGGTAGTCATGTACACGTCCTTATGTTTAAGTCCTTTTAAGCGTGACAAACTCCCTGTTCATCGCGCTATCCAATTATGTCACAAATTATAATTTAATAAAAACATTCGTAAAGGTACCTGGTTGGGTCACGTTAAACGGCACCTGTGTACCATAATTTGATACCGTACCAGTAGTGGCAGTATGCCCTAATGAACTTCCTACGCCGGCCACACTACTGCCACCTTGCCCTACATAACTAGACAATGGTGAGAGTGGGTCATGAGTATGGTTGACCATTTCATTAAGCAGATCTAAGTGTCCATATTCGCCTTCAATATTGCCTGCTGGATATAAGAATGCAGTAATACCAGTACCTGAAGTACTATTATAAGCAATTGCTGTTCCGGCCAGCGCATTAGCAAAAGTAGTCGCTATATTGAAAGTAGTTGTTGAACCTGGGATTGTAATCACAAAATACACAGCATTGGCCACAATGGCATTAGGCAATGTGCCGGTAAATACAATGGGCGCGCCTTGAAATATATTAAACACGCTTGCAGGAGCATAGGTAAACACTAAATTAGGGCTACCATTTGAGGCAGTCACTGCAATTTTATATCCGGTAAATCCACTCACGCCAGGCAATAGCGCTGAAAGCGGAACAGTACCCATCATCACCCTGCCCATACTATAAGGCAATGATAATGCCAGGGACGGTAACGTCGCTACAAAATCACCATAGGCCGTAGTCCCATAGTTAGTCGGCGTTATCGTGCCAGCAGTATTGGAAAACATTTGGAACATGGGATTAAAGTTGCTGCCCGAATCGTAAATTTTACCTGCTGTCCAGAGCAAGTTAAACAACGGCCACGTATCGGCATTGGCACGGACATATGACACATTAGTACCAGGATTGGTAAGCCCAAACAACCCATTGTTCATCGGCAACCAACCGAAATTATAGAAACTGTTTTGCGCCATTCGCACGTCCCCAGTCCGTGGCGAACTAATGATGGAGTTGACTTCATCATAGGTCTGAAAATCATTGACCGGCAATGCGTTAGTTGTCAAATAGATCGCAGGTTTCGTAAAGTTGATTGAACAGGCGGCATTAAACGGCATTTGTACTTGTAGGTAAAACGCATCGTCTTCACCTTGGCTTAGTGTTAATCCTACAATCGAAGGAAAAATGTCCGTCAATGTATAGTTGGTCCAATCTGTATCTAGCGTTATAGTAGTGCCACCAATCAGCATAGGATTAGGCGATGAAACTCCAGAGCCTGCATATTGTAATATATTCAGCTGGATGACATTGGCACCACTCACGGATTGTGCTTGGATTGAGACACTGTAAGGGATGTTCGCTAAATTATTAAGGTGCAATGCGATTGGGAACTGGTAACATTTTTCGGTTTCACCTGTGCCTACAGCTGAACAGGTATGATTGATGTAATACTCAGGTGTCGTATAGGTCACGCCGCCTTGTACAATCACAGGGCTTGTAGAAGCAGGGAACGGAGTAAACGTCAGTTCATCAGTGCCTGTCGTATTGTTCTTGAGGAACAGTATATCAGACATAGTATAACCGTCGTGTTGGCTGGGTGCCACCACAACACTCACTGAGCCGTCTACTGCCAAAGTGTTTAATGCAATGCTGGTAAGCGATAGTGAATTAATATAATTCGGTTGTAAGTTACGCCAAAAGCCATTGTTGACAATCAGGTTCTGGACGTTCTCAATTTCTGTCACGTTACCACCGCCTGCTGCGCGATTGAACGGGAAGTTTGCCCTTGTTATTTGGTTCGTACCGAACTGGTTTACAATCGTGATGAAATACGGCTGTGATACGGTCTCGTCCAGCTCACTATAGGGATAGAAGAACGGGATGGTATCGACCCCATTGATATCACAAATCGTGCCAGCAGCGCTTAAGGTCAGCGGGTTAGGCAATGGGATGTAGGTGTAGTTCCCTGGGGTGCCTGATTGGTAGTACCAGTTTTTTAATGTAGTACGGCTGTTGTCTTGATAGCACGTGACTACACCGTTAGACATGGGTGTGCCGTCTTTATCTACGAAAGCGTCTTGCAGCATTGGCGCTGCGATCAGTAAATCTGGGTTAATTGGCATAGCAAGTCCTTTGCTGAGTTGTTGTTTAATCGTCCATTAAATATGCAAATATAAAAAAAACTATAAAAGTAATGAAAAAATCCATGGCGGCTCCTATTGTGAGCTATATAATAACACAATGAGAACAATAATGTCATTTTCCTAATATCTTTTTAATGGCTTCATCTACCCCTGCCGCACCTAAACCATATGCGGCGAATTTTTTAACTTTACTTAAATGTTTCTTTTTATTTTTTATGGCTTCCTGATATTGTTTTTCTAAGTTTTCAAAATTTTCTTGGGTGCTGGTCTTAGGATAATTAGTCTTGAATAAATCAATGTTAGCTTTTGATATATTAACGTTTTGATTATGTAATCGTAAACGGTCAAGCATTTTTTGTAATTCAGGTAACTTATTGACAAATTCCTGCTCATGCAATGGAAGTGATAATAATTTTTCAGGGGCTTTTGCGTAAGTATGCCCCAATGCTAATCGGGTCAGTTTAGGATTGGCCAGCAATAGTTCTTTCATTTTTTCTTGCCCCATTCCTTTGCCTCTTACTTCATTCATAATATTAGGAACATCAATCCTGCCATATTTCTTTGCTTGTTCACGGATTTTGTTGCCGTAAAATGGCGTTATTTCCTCTTTCCAGAGTTGGTCAGCCATTCGTAATTTATTAAAATGTTCTTCTGGTAATTGCTCTTTTAAAACCTGGAGTTGTTTGTCTGCCAATTCTTTTAAATTAGCTGCTTGGTCTTGCCAATAGGATTGGTTCTCACCACCTTCCATAAACCCTTTTCTTCTTGCCTTAGATGCGGCTTGTTTTGTTTCTTTCCATTGTTTAACAAAATCATGCGCGGGCACTAAATCTCGTTTAGTAGGCCGGTCTTTAATAAGTGCTTCTTTCATTCTTTCAAATCCAGGGGATTTCGCAAATTCTGGATCTTTGGTCAATCGATGCAATTGTCGTTCAATTTCATCCATATTTATAGTACGTGGCAATTGAACATAATTATCTTTAGTATATTTTTCTACTGGCTCATAATAATTTTTTTGAATATGTACTTTAGCTTGTTTTAATGAATTATTAATTTCATCAGCCAATGCAACATCAAGTGTTTTACCTTTTCCTAAGTGTTGCTCAATTTCACGAAGGTGCATATTTTTTTCTTCAGAAGCTCCGGCATGTTCTTCAGCTTGTTTTTTACGTAATGATTCAAGCAATGCTTGTTCTTGTTCATAGGCTGCTTGAGCAGCGCTTCTTTTAGCTCCTAATTCTTTTAAATTAGCCATTCTTGGGATTTTTGCTAGCATTGGTGCCATTGCCTCTGTGGCTTCTGACATTGCGCCACCTAATGGTGCCATAGCAATAGAAGCTGGAATGCCTCTTAATAATGCATCTCCAGGTTGTTGGCCTCTAATTCCTGCCGCTTGGGCATAATCAAAGTCTTTTGGTAGCATTGATTCTGGAAGCCTCATGCTTGGGGCATTTTGCGATATAATGTCTTTTTTAGCTAAATAATCACGTACATTACCAGGCGCACTTAAGATCCCATGGCCTAATTCCCCGAAACCAGCGCCTACGTTTTGTAATGCTCTTGTATGGTCGGTCAGTGCTTGTTTGCCAGCACCATATGCCTCACCTGGTAGGTTCATCACCGCTGATGGTAGTCCCATGAGTGTTTCAATGCTTTTACTCAGGGCATCTGAAGCAACGCCTTTGAAGCCTTTAGTTTCTTGAGGTATATCGATGTCTTGTTGTTCAAACAAATCAACAGGTTTTTTCTTTTTCTTAGGCGCTATGCCATATTCTTCAAAAAGGTCTCGTGCCATTATTTTGACGCCTCTTTTAGTTTCTTTCTTACTTCATCTTCAGAAATGCCATATTTAGCTGCTGTTGCTTTAATATCATCGTCAGTATAACTAGCTTTTTTGTTTGATGTTTCAGATTTAACATGTTCTTCAGGATTAAAATACTCTGTTTTAAAAGCTGGTACTGATGCTTGTGCCTGTTTAGTTGCATCGTCTAACATTTTCTTAAAACGAATGTTTGCTTTCCAAAAAGCTTCTCCTGGTATTTTTAATTGATTGCCATATTGTTGTATCAACGTTGATACATCAGAACCAGGAAATGATTTTGCTAAATTTCGATAAGTCATATTAGTTTTGCCAGAACCCAATGTTGCAGCTTCATTAACAACACCAGCACTCACTAATTTTTGAGCCAGCAATAAATCATCAATTTTTTTAGTCGCATTTCGGTCTTTACCGTAAGCGTCGGCATATTTAACAAAGTTAGTTGCAGAACCTTTGCCAATAAAGTCTTTAAAACCATTATTTATCGTAGGGTAAACTTTATCAAAAAATGTTCGCCCTACAAGTGTTTCTTTTTCTTTTGGAGAATAAGGTTTTTGAACCCCTATTTTTTTATGTGTTTCTGGATCATAAACATAATGTTGGCCTTGTGTTAGCCCACCTAATTTTTCACGATAAGGTGCTGCATATTCTTCTTGGACTTGTGGTGATTCAAATGGCCGTGTTCGATTAGAGCCTGGATAATATCCTGCTTCAACATCTTCATACTCTTGTTGTTCTTTGCCTAGATTGCTAGGGGCGTAATGGTGTTGTGATGGCGTATAGGTATTAATGCCAAAAGCTATTTTATTTAGCATGTCTTCTCTGCTCAATTTAGAAGGTTGCGATGCGCCATGAACACTAGGTGGCGGCATAGCTTTTGCCAATCGCTGCATTTGTTCTGGTGTTAAGGCATATTGGCCTTGTGGTGAAGAACTATTAATGTCCGGCATATTAGACATATTCGGTTGTGTCTCGCCACCGTTGCCTAATAATTGTTGTTGAAGTTTTTGTATAAATTGTGACTTTTGAGCATTCGCTTGTGCTTGCTCTAACTGTGCTTGCCTCAAAGCCATTTGTGACTTCATATTAGGCGCATAATATTGATTTTCTTGTTGAGCATGGACATTCTCAAGCTTCGCTTTTTGTATTTGCGCGTCTTGCAACGCTTTCAATTGCCGCGCTTTTTGAGCATCACTAATCCCACTAATGATTGCATTAAGCAAACTGCTCCCACCTCCCGCTTGGGCGCCCGATAATGTAGGAGGTGCGTAAAAAGAAAATGTCATCGTATCGCCCCTTATTAAAACATGTTCGCAATGCCAGACGCAAAGCCGCCAATCGGGTTGCTAAAGGTCGACAATCCCCCAATAAGCCCTTTGGTCAAATTGCCAAACAACCCACTATTAGCTGCATTTTGTCCTGCTTGGCCTTGGTACGCATAAGCGCCCTTCTGTGCCAGCATCTGTGCAATCATGTCTGCCATGCTTGTACCTGCTTGTTGGCCTTGGTGCGCCATGTCTTGCTGGCCTGCAATCCCCGTATTGAACATGCCGGTCGCTTGTTGTAGCCATTGGTTATAGTCCTGGTTGGCCAAGTCTGTTGCAGTGCCCATAGAGGTAAACTGGTGCTCTGGTGTGCCTGCCATCCCTCCGGCCGCTGCCGCATGGTTGCCAGCAGTAAGTGCGTTCTTTAATGCTGATTGAAAGCCAGGGGACTGTTGATAAGAAGCGCCTATCTTATTCAAGAAACCGCCAGGGTCACTGGTGAGAGAGCCATATTCTTTCTCAAGACCTGGCAACATGCTTTTGCCAGCTTGGAAGTAAGGATCTAAATACTGGGACGTTTGCCCAGGGATTTTGTCAAGATACGGCATTGCCGCATCAGCGGGGTTTTTGCCACCGCCAAATAGTTGTGATAACCAATCCATAGTAGTACGTCCTTATACTATTGTATGAAGTCCTATCATACATAAGCGAATGTTCGCCACGTTGCCGTTACAATGTTCGGCGGCGTGGCACCATCATATGTTATAACAAATTGCTTTGATACTCTATTAGTAGTGTCAAATACTGTCTGGCCGCTGATATCAGGTAGATTGCTAGGCAATGGTGACCCTATAAATGGTGTATAAAGTGACTGTATTTGTGCAATCTCTGTAGCGCTTAAAGGCGGAAAAACAATGCCTTCGTTTTTAAAATTGGTCTGTAGCGCTTGAAACAATGCCGACAGTCCTAAGCTCCACAGAGGCGTAAAGTTCCCCCAGCGGTCTACCGCGGGTGAATGCCTTGGCAAATCGGGGAACGTTGATTTAGGGTTGTTCGGTGTTGCTGCCATATTAAGTCCTCGTGTTCACAAAACCGTTCGTTACGACAAACCGTCCCATGCCCCAAAATTTAAATTGCGGAACAAAATCATTTGCAATCCCTGCTTGCCACCATTGTAATTTGTTTTTTCTATGCCCGATTGGCGGCAAGTAATATGCCCATTCATTACCGAACGATGCACCACCGTCTGTGGATATTGACAAGTCAACGTGTGGCAATGATAAGTTAGAAAACCCTGTATTTGCTTCTTGTTGTGCTATTAAAATCGCCTCAGTCCCTAATATATTTTGTTGGCTGACAATCCAGTTGCCGTCCTGGGTAATAATTAATTCACCGTCTTGGGTGATAAGCCCTAAGAAATCGCCCTGGGTCGCGATTGGATGGCCGTCTTGAGTAATGAGTATTATTGGTCCCAAGCTTTGTTGTTGGTAATCGGTCTCACCAGATTCTATCGTGAAACCTAAATCATTAATGATTTTATAATCTTCATCAACTGTACGGATGTTTGCGCACGTCCTGATCCTAGGGATTTCATTGATCGTTCGATTGCCTAAACTGTCTACATCTTCATAGGTAGTGATTTGTGTATCAAATACAAACAAGTTGCCATTGTTCTTGGTCACAAAATAATATTGGTTATTGAAAAATGCGACATCTGATGCGATGAAATAATTGAGGTCTTTATCAGACGCATGATAAAACTTTTCAGTCTTGAAATCATAGAACAATGATAAATTGTCAGTATAAAAATTAATATGGTAAATCAAATGGCCGTCTTGACGATATAAAAATGCTTGGGAATCGCTAGGGTCTTGCAATGTTGAAAACAGATAATCAATACCGTCTGCGTTATCTGAACTAATCTTTTTGGGCATGCCCCCGTCCGAGTACATGATGGTAGGACCTGATTTCTCGTTCTGGGCAAGCCATACGACTACCTCGTCCATATAAGCAACAGTCGCAGGCTGTAGGCATCCGTAATCGATGTTATATTGGTTCTGGCGTTGGTAAGGGAACAACTGTGCGCCGATGTCAAACCAGGACTCTGTCACAATGCTTCCCATCACGAATATCATGTTTCCTTTGGACGGGAACCGTACGACTGCCTGGACATTGTCGGGCTTAGTTTGTAATGCTCCCACACTAAATTGGTCATCAGGCCATGACGTACCGTCATTATTGGCCGACAGTCTCCAAAGGTTTGTGCCTTTTGCCACCAATATAAAATAGGTATCATGGAAGGTCAGATATCCTGGTGTAAAACCAGGGGTCGTTATTGTTTGGAACGACGGCGTCAAAGTAGGGTCATAAATATAAAATGCTGTCCCGTCAGAAATCCCAATTTGTGGCTTGTTGTTTTCTGCAATATAGACGACGCCTGTTTGGGTCTGTAATGTGCCTATTGGGATTACTTGATAGAAGGTGACTTTCTGTTGTCGTTGGGAATATTGGATATTGACGAGATAGACGGTATTGCCCTCTACCACCACGAGTTTATTAAACTTGGTGCTGGTGAAATTCCCACGCCCTTCTTTGGCGTTTTTAAATTGGGACGACGGCACGCCAATGGCATAACCTGGGTAAGGCACCAAAAAGCCGTCCGACTCAAACATGTTGTAGGTCTTCTCAATGCTGATTTTGGGGTATCTCCCAAAAATGCTTGAGCCTACAATGTTAAGCGGGTACTGTTTAAAGTTCTGTCCACGTGCAACCATTATTAAAAAACCCCAAATCCCTTAGTCAATATCCCAATAATCGTGGCATTAAGGCTGAAGATGAGCCCTATTGCCCAGCGTAAATTAGCTTTGATTTCCTTCAAGTCGTTGAGGATTGCCTCGTCACGCGTTTCTAATTTGATGAGGCGTGCCTCTAGTGTGTTTTTGTAATAAGCCAAAACGCTTTCTTGGATGGTCATTGGTGCTCCTTAAAACTAGCTGTACAAATTATGGACGGTAGCCGTGGCCCAAATTTACATCGCCCCAGTTATATCCTGGATTAGAGTCAGCATATAAAATTGATAACTTCTTGCCGCTCAGGTCCGGCGGAGATTCATACATCAGCTTCCTGACCATGGACATGTAAATCTTTTCAGATTCTGGGTTAAACAAGACCCCGTACTCGGAGCACATGTAACGGGCAAGTGAATAGCGTAAATACTCAATATACGCCGTGTCATAGCCTTGAATGCCATTGTTGATGAAGGTATAGGGCGTATAGTTCGGCACATTGTAAGTATTAACAAAACTCTCAGTAACGTTCTGCAAGTCTGTTTGCAAGGTGACGTCTACTAAGAATATTTTGACCTTCATCTTGATTGGGTAATTTTGGTCTGGGATAAAATACATCCCAAATGTGCCACCGCCAACGCCGCGGTCGTAGTTCCAGGAAAACGGCAACGTATAAATATTATCAACGCGTGATGAGCCGAAATAATTCGTGCGGCTGGTTGATACCATCGGGTATCGGACTACATTAATGTTAAAGGTAGACGTCTCAATTGCCGCCACATATGGCAAGAAATAATATTCTTGCTGCGGTACTGCGTTGAACGTGATGTACTGCCAATAGGGGATTAAATCAGTCTCGATTTGCTTAAAGTTAAGCAAGTCATTAAGCATTTGGAGGCCATCATTGATTTGGTCTCCTGTCGGGACTTGCAAGTTGCGTGCAACAATGCCAGACAGGAACCAGGAGCGAGTCACTAATTGTTGTGCTGTATAAGCCATTTGCTCGCCCCCTTTTCATTACACCAATGCAGGATATGCACTGTTTGAAACGCCTGCCCATTCGACTACAGATACGCTAACAGCATCAGAGCCAGAAGTGAGCTTGTAGTCAATTTCTGGTTTAGATGAGCCAACGCCTGCAATCACTTGTATATACTGGCTTTGGGCAATGCCCGCAGTCACACCGGTAATAGTAGGCAAGTTGCCCGTGGCACTTGAGCCTGTTGGCCTAAATTGCACAATGTCACCAACTGCCGCAGGAGTAAAAGTGACTAATAAAGTCACGATTATGTTTTGCAATGTGGTAGTAGGGATTGCGCTATTAGTTGTTAGGTCAATTGCCGTAAAGCTAGTTGCAGTACCGCCAGACAACACAGAAACAGCAGGGGAATTGAAATAGGTGAGTAACCCGCCAATGTTTTGTGGTTTATGAGTGGCGTAAACAAAGTTACTAGAGCCGTCAGTTTCCCAGAAGCCTATCAACCGATAGGAATCATAGCCAGATGGCAATGTGGGCGCGACATTGCTAGTCAAGCTCAGGACTGCGGCAGTGTTGTTGTAATTGCGAGAGTCACCTATGAGATAAATCGCATATTGGGTGCTAGCAGCAATAGTGCCAGTGTCCAGGGCATTCACTCCATTTAAGGCAGAGTTAACAAACAAACCAGGTTGATAGCCACTGAATAGTTGCGCAGGGTTGTCAATACCGAAATAGTTTTGTAGCCCTACGACCATGTCAATACTATTAGTGGAGTCCCTTGCTGCACCTGGTGATACCGCAATTACAGTAGCGGCCGTCGGGGCCGCAGCAGACAGTTGCAAGCCTTGCACATATAAATGTGGCAATGCATAAATTGTTTCATTTTGGATTTGTGGTATAGCCATTTTTTAAGTCCTCTAAATAAGTTATACGGCACCCGCAGGTGCCGTCAGATTAGCCCTGTGATAATGGGACGATATAACGCATGGAGTACTCAGGTACTATTACAGAGCCGTGGGTCTCGTCGTAAATCATGCCAGTTTGGTTTTGGCCGAATTGAGAACCGTAGGTCAACCGTAATGATGCGCCAGTTGTCTCATCATATTCGTTGGCTGTTGGGAACGGGCTTTGCTCTGGCAATTGAGGCATTGCTAAGTAAAACGCGTCGCCGCCTAAAATCCCGCCGCAACGGTGTGATGGCAACCCAAGCACTTGCATTCCTGCAATAATCGGGGTGTTCACGTTTTGGTTTTGTCCACCAGCCCAGTTCAATGCAGGAGTAATGTTGATTGTGACATTGCCTGAGCCATTGGCTGCTGCATTGGCAGTTGCTCTAAATTGCACCGGATTGGCACTTGGAAAATGACCAATAAATGTGAGGTAGCGCAAATTGGTCAATCCTGATACACCATCTTGGAACTGGAACAAGTCACCAGAGAACACCGCATTGGCATCGCTCGCCGTCGCACCACTGAATGTTATTTGAGTAACGTTATTGCCAGTAGGGTCATTAGTGCTTACAACCGTCAAAGTTTGTTGGTTTACGCCAGTGTCACCAGACACGTGTAGTGGCATTAAGTTTGATTGGTAGTAATCAACTAATGGTGTACCAAAGTCCCCTATTTCCCATGACATTGCGATCTCATCATTTCGATGTGGAACAAATTGGTTCAATCCGTTGCCTACGACACTTGGCACGACTGTGTCAGGCAAGTAGATTTTCATACCTTCTGCAACGCTGCCATAGTTCTTGAAGAACATTACGGATTGAGCTAACTGTTGATCATTTTTGTTCAATTAAGGTCGTTACTCTTAATCCGCCTTTCGGCCGCTACGTATTGCCACGTAGATCAGACTATATCTTCACCCTTTCGGGGCTCGGCGCTTCCGCTCACTTGAGCGTACTCCCTTGCGGGATAGTCGTTGCACCTTCCTCTTTCGAGGCTTGGCTCAGGATTGTCTACTTGAGAGTTTCCCTGAGTTCACCGAGTTATTATCAGCATATTTCTATGCAGCGAGCCTGTCATCAGTTAAGCTCGATAATGCCACGCTGCCATTACCAAAAAATCGGTATGGACCTGAGAAAGTATTGGTCGTACCGTCTAATTGGCTCACAACACCTGATGCCCAGTTTAAAGCTATATTGCCTTCTACAAGCGCAGCTAGTTCAGCAATTGCACTCTTGCCAAAAACTTGCATGTAGTCCTCTTCACCTTTTTCTAGGTTAAAAATTCTCTGTTGTGACGTAACACTGAACGATGTGTTGTTTGCTTGATCACATGCTAAGCTCTGTACGCGTTGTACTGCTGGTTGAAATGCAGCGACTAGTCCTGCTGTAGTTGTAAACCGTGGAGGTAAGTCGAATGTAACTACTGACCCAAGATTAGCTTGAATCTTATCAAAGTCTTTAAATTTTGTATTAGCTGTCGCAATGTGACAACATAAGTTCTGTAATAGTGCAAGTCCAGACCGTTGATAGGTTTGTACTTGTTGTAAAATATTTGTGGGGAAAACTGCCATGTAAGTTGCTCCTAACGAAAATTATGTTAGGGCGCAGGTCTTTGTTAACCTTTGTACTTACGTTTTAAGTCAGCCATCGACAACGTAGACCCTTCGCCCGTCCCTGTGTTAGAAGGCCGTGTTTGTGACAGTGGTGCATTGGCATGTTTGGTCTGAGTAGTTTGTTCGTTGGCTTTGATTGAGTCAGATAGACGTTTGATTTCGTAAATTGCATCTCGCGTATTGTGTGTACTCAGAGACTCGAGCCTGTAAAGCTTGTCCCTGTTGTGTGCTAGATGGTAAAGTACGTCTGCGCTATTATCGACTTGTTCAGCGAGTAGCTGTACTACGTTCGGATAATATTGCATCTCAACGTTACCTGTCACAGACTCAAAGTCATCGTAGCGGTCTTTACCTGCCACAATCTTGTCTTTGAAAATGCCGACAATCCGGTTAGCTGCTTCAACGTTTGCACGTTCCTGTGCTTCTTGTTGCAACTGGCCAAATGTCTTTTTAATTTCATCACTCGCGACCCGTTTAATATCATCTTCTGATATTCGACTGACTTGCGATTGGTGCGCATTTTCATGTTGGTGTGCTGCCGCTTCGCGCTTATATGCCTCAACGGCACGTTCTGCTGCTTCGCGTTTTGCATGACCAACAATGTCATTCACTTGTGATTGTGGCACCATTTTCTCAATTACTTGAGCTGGCGCTTCTTGGGTATTTCCTATACCAGACGTGTTGTCCATAACACTATTGTCCATAACATTCCTTCTAGCTATTGCCCCGCCACGGTAGGTCCTTGTTTGTCGCACAAGTCTCGGATTATTACGCCATCACGCTAAATTTGCCCCACATACGCATGGGTCTCGGTAGAGAGTGGAGAGCTACAGTCCCTTGCAGCCCTGCGTAAAGCACAGTCCACGTTGTCAATTTAATGTCTTTATATAAGAGATACAATAGCGCCAGAATGGTTGTATGAAACAATATGAGAAAGGCTTACACAATATTGGGTTATAGTGCATTTATAAATAGATGGAGATGTCTTATGATGTTGTCTCAGATTTTTTTGCCTTTAAAAACAATCATAACTTAAGGAAGATTATGCTTAACATAAATGGAAAAAAATATTTATCAGAAAAAGAAATGTCAGTGAAATTTGGGCTTTCAGTACATTGGTTTCGTAAAACGAGATATAGCGGCAGGAGCCCTTCTTATTATAAATTTAATAAGAAAATTTATTATTCGGAAAATAGTGCCGAAGAATGGTTCAAGCAACACTTGATCTTATGTGAGTAAAAAGCAACGCAGAAACTAAAGGAGTCGAAAAACTGCGTTGCTTTAGAGAACAACGATAAGCACATGCCTTTACTATAGATGCCTGAGTAGAGGTTTCACTCCTATAGTCCAAACATGCCGCCTCGGATTATAACATTACATCACTAAATAGGAAATTATAATTGTCCCATTGAGTGCTGTGGCCGCTGTATTATTGTAAATAGTGAGCGTTGCGGTGCCTGAACCAGGAGTTACTTTTAAAGTAATGTTTTCGGTGGTGTTCGTGCCGCCTGCTAATGTCAACAATACTGATGATGTTGCAGTTATAAAAGTGTTCGTCCAAGTAATTGCATAACTTCCACCGCCTGCGGTAGACAGCGAGGACGTTGTAATGGCCCCTGCCATTCCACTTGCCGTCACTGCATTGGCTGCTTCAGTGCCATTGACTTTGTTTGCAATGATGCGTCCTGAGCTAGTCAATGTATTAGTAACATTGACTTCCATTAAATTTGCTACAGCAATCCCAGAATCTACCATCAGTCCTGCTGTACCAGAATTTTGTGGGAAATTGCCGCTTACAAACGGTGTCGCTGTTGCCCCTACTACAAATTGCCCTACTGCATTGGCAGGATCAGGAATATTGACCGTAGTCGCTTGCCCCATTGCATCATTACTGATTGTCGTTACTGTATTGCCAGTGTTGGCAACCGCTGTGACTTGTAATGAACCTTTGCTAGCGGTCGCGGGGAACGATGACAAAATACCGGCAGTGCCAGACAAGCCAGCAGCAATGTTACCTGGATTAGTAACGTTTGCAGCAGCAGAAGAAATCGTGCCCGTAGTATTGGTAAAATGTGCCAAATAATTGGCGGTCGTTGGTAATACCGCATCGCCTGGGTTAGACCAACTCGTTATTGTAATTTGGCCATTGGAAGCTGTAATGCTAACAGTAAATATTCCAAAAGTACCGGATTGGGTCGATTGGCTATAACTATAAAGCGCCATAATGACATCGCCATTAGACAAAGGCATGCCTGCTTCAATGCTGCTTGAGTTTAAATAACCCGCAGTCGTAACAACTGTTAAAGTATCACTAAATACTGCAAACTTTAACTGTGGGAAATTGCCGTTTGTAACGGGTATTGGTGTAGGAAATTGTATAATGCCCATAATTATTGTCCCTAATATAGTTTTAATATGTTTAATAGCAAACGTCCTTTTGCTATGACCATTTTGTTGATGCCAACACTATGCTTTTCGTGGCGTCAAAGAATCGCCTTTGCGTGACCAGTTTGACTCTCTGCCTTTTTTCATGCCCATTTTGCCATAATGGCCTTCGCTGTCTTTTTTGTCATGGCCACGTTGTTTGACGCGTTCAATGCCGCCTTGATGGTCCTCTTTGACCATCCGGTTGTCTATCATCCCTTCTTTTTCGTGGTGTTTTTTCATTGTAATGTCCTTATTGTTAATTGTTATAATAGGCGCTTT